AATCTTTGGCATCCATCTCAGTAGCATCAGCCAGCTCCATCAGTGTTGGCTGGCGGCATAGCTTATGCGTTAGATCTTGCGCTGTGCGGTTAATCTTGTACAACTGCTCATGTAGCGATGATGGCAGCCTGATCATCGAATCCTGCATGATCAGCGCCCGCGTGATGCCTTGACGTATCCACCAATACGCGTAAGTCGAGAACTTGTAGCCGCGCGACGGGTCAAACAACTCAACAGCACGCGCAAGACCGATATTGCCTTCTTGGATCAGGTCCATCAGCTCTAGCGTCTTGTTCTGCCTGCGGTCGTACTTGCGCGCTACATGAACGACCAGTTGCAGATTGGATTGAATGAACCGTTGGCGGGCGCGTTCACCGCTGCGCAGCTCGCGCCGTTCGTCTGGGGTTAGCTGATCCTTTTCACGGAGTTCTCTCCATCTGACCACACGGCGACCAAGTTGTATCTCTTGCTGCGCCGTCAACAGCGGATGTCTGGCAATACTGTTGAGATAGTCTTTGATACTGTCAGACATGATGAATCCTTTTGTTCACACAATGGAAGCACAATTCCATGGCGCTGCCAACGCTAACATGTTGCGTCAGCTACATGCCGCCAAGGATTACAATGCCTTGCTGGAGTACGGCCTGCTGCTGGCAGAGCAGGAAGCTAGCCAGCGATCACAGATCAAATGGCTGGCAGCAGAAGCGATGCGATCATGCAGCGTTGAGCCGTGGCATCTGAGCGCGGCCAAAGACCTGCTCGCTGACCTTACTGGCCGTGACTAGACGATCGTTGTTGTAATGTCCTACAGCGGCATAGCTAAGCGCAGGGCGCTGGCTCATGCGGAAGAACACCATTTGCCCGATCTTCAAGCCCGGATAGATCGGCAACGCTTGCAACTGCCGCTGGTTTTTCAGCTCAAGCGTCAGGCTGCTGCCATGCCATCCCGGATCGGCATAACCGGCGTGCAAGTTCTCGTAACCCTCACGCGCACGGCTGGACTTCAGAAAAAACAAACCAGCAACATCCTCGGGCATGTTGAAGGTCTCAACCGTCTGCGCAAGAATGAACTGTCCCGGCACCAGCTCGTATGGGTGCTCTGGCGTGTAGTGCTTGATCGAAAGCGGGATCATTTCGTGCGATTGCACGGATTCCAGCAGGATCATGTCGCCAAGCCTTAGGTCAAGGCTGGCAGGATTGACCAGATCTGGGTCATGGTTCTGCACCATGCCTTCGTTGCAGATCAGCTCTTGAATCTCGAAGTCACACAGAATCATTGGTCTCTGCCAGTCCGGTGTACAAAGCGTGCATGGGATGGTCTTTGTCATGCCGCCCATCAGCGGTGTAGCGCGCCTCTAGCTCGTCTTGGCGTTGCTGCTGTTCCTTGGGGTCGCAATCGAGTTTCATAATCGGTTTTTTTCCGATGTAGGTGATGTCGTAACGTGAAACCAACTGCTCATGCTCTTGCCGTGTGTACCAGTAATGGTCACAAGCATTGCATTTGCGGCGGCGGATGATGGCATCTTTAGTGCTATTGGTGGCTGCTACATAATTGCGGCGGCTACCACACTTAGGGCATGGAACTTGAACGAGTGGCATTTTCGAGGTTTTGCGCCATAACAGCCGCACTGCGCAGCATAGTGCTCAGCGTGATCGGCTTCATCTCCTTCCAGCAGGCATAGCGGATTGCCTGCCGAAAGCCCATTGAAATGTTACCGTCGCCCAGCTTGCGAGCGGCTTCGATTTCTTCGCGGCTCATGCGGATATTGACCGTAAAGTTTCGGCCTTTGCCTTTTGCTAACCGATCAGCCATTGCATATACCAATTAGCTTTGCGCATGTCTTGGTCATAAGCACCCTTGTGCTCAGACCTCCAGATGTACTTAAACACTTGACCTTTGCAATAGCCTTTAAACTCTTCCAGCGTTAATGCAGCACGAATGGCATCAATGCACTCGATGTCACCCTGCGTGTAATGCGGCGGATGGTTAACTAGATCGGTCATCCTGCATAAGCTCCATCAATTGCAAAATGTATGCAGCGAAAGCGGTGTGCGTCATAACAGCATGGGTGCCCGGAGGCACCCCATAACTGTCACGCCACCATTCATCAAAAGCTACTTTGAGGGTGGCTTCATCCATTAGAAGGCAGGCTCCACTTCGGTTGCCTTAGCGCGTGGCAGATACTCGAACCGTTGCACGCTCAGCACATGCTTGCTGCGCTTGCCGCCGGTTTCCTTGTCGGTCCAGTCTTGACGGCGGACTGAGCCGGTCACCATGATGCTGTCGCCTTTTTTGCAGTTATCGGCAATGGTCTCGCCGCCTTTGCCCCATACTTCTATATCGATGGCGTTGTTGATGTAGTTGCCGTCTTTGTCCTTGCCTTCGCTGATGCCGCCACCAAATGTGCAAACACTGGTGCCGGAATCAAAGAACTTGATTTGCGGTTCGCTGATGATACGAACGACGCCGGATGCGTAAAGACTCATGGGTTGATTGGAGTGATGGAATGTGTTTCTTCAAAGGCCAAGAGATCCGGTAAAGGATACCTGACCCGTGACTCGCCCAACGGCAAGCCAAACCGCGGCACTGTGTAATAGGGCGGACCCTGACCGCGGAGCCGCTGGGACTTAATGGTAGAAGCCTTCAAGCCCCAGCGTTCGGCTAGTTGTTCAGTCGTCAGATACAAGTTCCGCCTCCTTTTCGAGCATCTGCTGCAGCAGCTTGTCGTGCTGCTCTTGCGTCAGGTCGCCGTCTTCAAGCCGCTTTGTCATGCGCGGTTGCAGCTCTTCAAGGTCAGCCAGTGACTTGGCTTTGGCGATGGCCGCAGCACCAGCGGTGAATGTCTTGCTGGTGTCCTTGGCTGGCAGCGTGCTAACCGTTACCGGCTCTGTGTCAGCCTGCTGCATCTCGTCGGTGGTATATACACCAGACATATCCGCCGGAAATGCCTTGCGCAGCGCAAGCGCTTCAGAGCATTTGGCAATCATGGTGGCGGGCATCTTGGACCACAGCCCTTGGCCGGCGTTGTAGTCGGCAAATCGCGCGACGCCGACAAACGGATGCTGGCTCCCCTTGCGATGCACAATGGTCTTGGCCGCGGCAGGGGGCTTGGTCGAGAGCCATACATCAGCCCAGTCGCCGTCGTCGCCGCACCAGTACGTCTCGCTGCCGTCAAGCTGTCCGGTGCGTTCTGCAATGGCACGCAAGCCGTCGATGCCGGCCTGAATGGTCATCTTGCCGCCACGCTTGATAGCGTAGATCTGCTTGCTGAACGGATCAAGCCCAGTGCGCTGGCAGGCATAGGCAAACAGCCGCAGCTCGTCATTGGTGCAGCCCGGAGCGATGGTGCTGCTGATCAGTTGCACTTGGTCAGGTGTCCAAGTGGTGATGGTCAAATTGCTGGTCATCAGAAGGTCTCTGTTTGAATGGGATTTGTCGCCCACCGAGGCAGGCTTAGGGTTTGCACCGTGTCGCTGTAGCCAGGCCACACATCAGCAGCCCTGCAACCAGCGATCACGTCAAGTGCATTGTCGCGCGTGGTTCGCCCTAATGCAAGCGCATCAGCGTCGAGTTCATACACCGCAACAGCGTGCGGGTAGGTCTTCTCAACCGCGACGAACACAAACCGCTCAGCGCCGTGCAGGCCGGCAAGATAATGCGCCGCTTGGACGTGGTAAGCAAAGGTCGCCACGCTGCGGGCAAATGCCTGCGGGCTGGCGTCCGCAGTGGTCTTGATGTCAACCACGGTTGAGCCAAAGTACCAGTCGGGGCGGCACTTGCAGCGCAAGCCACTGGATAGGTCATCCCACCAGAAGCTCTGCTCTGCTTTGCCGTCAGCTAGCAGCGCTGATGCAGCCGGATGGTTGCGGACTGCTGCTGCCATGCTGAGCGCAAGAGCCATGTCGCTGCTGGTGACAGCCTCGATACCTTCGGCAGCCATGCGCTCGGCTTGCTCTTTGCCAGCTTTGGTGTTGCGGGCGCCGCAGACGCCGTAGCGCTGCAGCAACTCGTCCGGTTCAAGGATGGCGCAATGAGCAAGACTGCCCAGCTTCATCGCAGCCGTTGGCTCGACAGGCTTGCGGTCAGGGTCAACGTACCGGCTCCAGTAGTGGTAAGGCGACTGCATTACCGCTTTGAGATGGCTGGCGCTGATGGCTGGGTCGGCGTGGTAGTCCTCGTTTGTGATGGTCATGCTGCCGCCCCACTGCGCAGTCCTTGGTGGAAACGGCTGGCGGTGCCGTAGGTGGCGACCATCTCGGGGAACGCATCAAGGATGCGCCGCTTGTTGCTGGGGTCTGCCTTCAAGCCGGCATACGCCAATGCCTGATAAAAGCTGCCGCCGTATTGGCAAGCGGTAGCCAGTGTCCAATAGATGTCGTGATCAGTCATAGAATTGTTGTGGTAAGGAAGGGCGGGGGCGTGGTTGCCCCCGTTTTTTTATGCCAATGCAACGCGGACGCGGTAGCGCGTGATGCGCATGTGGTCTGCAATGCGGCGCTGGCTCCAGCCGTAGCTGCGCAGTCGCTTGACGCGTTGCTCGGTTGACTCGGTTGCCCATAGCAGCACCAGCAGTGGTAGCAGCAGCAGGGCGACGATCAGGCTCAGTGTGGTTGTCATGGTTGGGATTTGCAGTGCAGGTCGGTGCCTGCGTGCGTCAATGGTACACCATGCTCAGCCGTGGTCAAGTGTGGTTAGTCACATGCCGTTACAAGGGATACGGCTGCCCAGTTGCGGCGTGCCTACCTTGCGCGCATGAGCCAGCAAGAGATCCAAGAACTGATCGACCGCGCCATCCGCGAGCATGAGTTGCGCGTGGCATTGTGGTCAGGGCTGCTCGGCTTGCTGTTGATGGCTGGCACCTGGCACGCGATCTGGTTGTGCCGTTAGCAGCGCCTCGGCATCCTCAACACTGCGCGCAATACCAGCAATGCCGCCTGCTGCCTGCACCGTTTCAAGCCACTGCTTCTGCTCTGGCTGCACCCTGCCAGTTGGCGTCTTCACCTCAATGCTGGTGAATACCGCTACCTGCTGACCGACCATCTCCGGTGTGATGGTGACAGTGCGCCAGCCGATCAGATCAGCGCTGCCCTTGCATAGACCGAACTGCACAGGGCGGCCATGCTGGTCACGAAGAGTGCCGGTGTTATTGCGAAAGACTCGACAGTCGCCTTTGCTGATGGCAAGCCGGATTTCCTGCTGGATGCGTTGTTCGCTCACGCTCTAGCTCTAACACTCGCGCCAATGGTATGGCAGCGACCTGAGGGATGATTGAATTTCCTAATGCTCTAGTTCTGTCCACCCGATTGGATAGCCCATCATCTCCTCTAAAAAGGAGGGGTTTAGATATGTAGCTCCGCCATTCTGGGTTGAGCATTGTGTCACCAGAACTCCAGCAAGGCGACTTTTTTTCGCTAATTTCTCGTAATTCACTTTTTCGCCCGAATCCTTGTGGTCCCGAGCCGTTGGGGTAGGCAACAAGCCACCACCTGTCTCGGCGATGGGAGGCTCCCAAATCCGATGCTCGTATGCAACTCCATTCACAGTCATACCCTGCCTCGGCCAACTCTCCGAGAACGATGTCGAATCCGTTAGCAAGGATTGCTGCAACGTTTTCCAGGACGACGTATCTGGGTCGTACCAAGCGAATGACGCGGATGAGTTCATAAAAAAGCCCAGAACGTGTGCCTTGTTTGATGCCTGCTTGGCGGCCAGCAAGACTAATGTCTTGACAAGGAAAGCCACCGCAGATTACATCAGCGCTAAACGGTTTAGGGTTAAAAGTTTGGATGTCGCCATGAATCGGAACACTCGGCCAGTGTTGATTCAAAATCCTTTGACAGTAAGGATCCCATTCAACAAATTGAACGGTTTCAAAGCCGCAAAGAATGCGCTCAGCGGCATAAGAAAAACCTCCAATGCCTGAAAATGTGTCAAGTAGGCGCAATTTCATTTCAAGTCCAAGGATGCACTGGGCGACCGTAGCGCCAAGGCAAATCAAGACCGATTGGAGAAATTCTTTGGATCATTGGATGATGTGCAGGCACAAGATGGACCAGCTCTCTGCCGTTGTTCTTTTTTTGCTTGACACTGTAACCAAGACCTCCCTCGATTAAATCACACAGCCAGACCTTTGCCTTTTGAACATTTATGTACAAAAAAGCATCATTAAAGCCCCAGCAATAATACAGGTCCTCAATATATGGCTTGCATTGTTTTTTGCGTTCGTGTATTCCGTATCGCACCAATTCATCAAGCTTGCTCAGTGGAACCCAGTAACCTCTTTTGTAGCGATAATCATCATGATTGTTTCCACGTTTTTTGAACTCAAACAATGCTACAGTTTCACCCATGCAATTTACAGCGGAAAAATCAATTTTGCAATGACTGTCTTGACTAAACACCATTATATTAGTTCTAAAATGCTGCGACAAAATATATCTAGCTCTTTGCTCATTTTCAGCATCTATTGAATTTCTTGTTGTTCGCATGCCATTGATTTTTGGATGACTTCTTTGCTTGTAATCCTCCATTGACGATTCGATAAAAAACATAATTATTACTGCATTTGCGTCATGAGCTGCGTGGGCAGCGTAAGCCAGCAGCCGATCTCTGACTGCATCTCGGCAGGTGCGGCAACAATTTGGTAGTCACACACCTCGCCAAGCGGACCCTTGCGCAAGTCCTCGGGGTTGCCAAAAGTAAAGCCTTCGTAGCCGTCAGCGGTGTAGGTCATGGGTGGAATCCGGTTGACTGTCCCCAAATTATACAGCATGGTCAGCCGTGGTCAAGCGTGGTCTGTCACATTCCGTAACGCTTGGCGAGACGTGCCTGATACACACGCTCTGCCCAGCCGCGTTTGTAGCCGCGTTGCTGCGCCAGCTTGCGTAGGTCATCCAAGGACTGCGCGCTGCCTTGTTCGCGTTTGCGCTGCCGTGTGGTTAGCTCTTGCAGCTCGCCCTCGACAACCTTCAACTCGCGTTGTTCTTGCGGGGCGAACACATGCCCGCACTCGCGGCAGATCTGTACAGCGCTTGGACTGGTGCTGAAGCACACTGGGCACACCTTGACCGATGGCGCTTGGTCGCGGTCGCGTTTTTTGGCGCCGTCTAAGGTCCAGTCACGCTCTTCTAAGTGGTGCCCAAGGCGCAGCGTGTTGCCAACATGATCAAGCACCACAGCAGTCTTGTTGCCACTGGGGCGCAGGCAACGACCGATCATCTGCAGGTGCAAGCTCACTGACTGCGTTGGCCTGAGCAGGATGCAACCGCCGACGCTTGGCACATCCACGCCTTCGCCAATCAGGCTGCAACTGGTCAGCACCTTGATGCGGCCATACTCCAGAGCACGCAGCAGGTCGCGCCGCTGGTCGGTGGTCATAGTGCCATCAATGCTGGCCGCGGCGATGCCTTGGGACATGAACAAGCGTGCTACGGCTTCGGCATGAGCGACGCTGCAGCAAAACGCAATCGCCGTCTGGCCTGATAGGTGTTTGCGGTAGTGGCTTACGCAGTCGCCCATGATGGTAACGACGCGCTCCTCGGCTTGCTTAGTGTCAAAGTCACCCATGCGCTTACGCAAGCCGCTGGCATCAAAGCCCGGCGGTGCCAGCACACGGGCAGCGGCGAGATAGCCGTTATCGGTCAGCCACTGGGCTGATGGACCTTGCACCATTGCCTCATAGTGGTCGCCAAGCCCACGTCCGTCGCCTCTTATTGGCGTAGCTGTCACACCCAAGACATGCGCCTTATGGAAGTGCTGCAGCACGGCAGACCACTGATTAGCGCTGGTGTGGTGTGCCTCATCGACCACCAGCAAATTGAAAAACTCCTGAGGCAACTTGTGCAGCCTGCGCGCAAGGGTCTGCACGCTGGCAACCTGCACTGCATGGCTCAGGTCCATGCTCCGGCTGGCTTGGATACGGCCATGCGTCACGCCCATGCCATTGAGCGCCTTGCTGGCTTGGTCCAGCAGTTCAGCGCGGTGGACAAGGATGCACACGCGGTTGCCCTTTTTGGCGGCTGACTGGGCGATGTAGCTGAAGCACACCGTCTTGCCGCCGCCGGTTGGTAGCACAGCTAGGACTGAGCGCTTGCCGAGCTGGTATTGCAGGCGGATGTCGGTGATGAGCTGTTGCTGGTAGGGGCGTAGTGTTACTGCCATTGGTCGCTCTTGCCAGCATTGCAATCACGGCAAAGCACCTGCAAATTATCAGGTTCATTGCTGCCGCCTTTGGACACGGGATGGATGTGGTCTATCTCAAGCGTGGCGCCATCTTTAGCTGTTACGCCGCACATCTGACAGCGATAATCATCGCGCTTTAGAATCTCAAAACGCAGGCTGGGCTTGATGGGTTGACGTTTGGGTTTTTGTTCTTCAATGACAACTCCAACCTCTTTCCATTCAATAAAAGTTTGCCCTTTATGCTGATAAATTGCAAGTATTGATTTAGTGGGACAGCATTCACAAGTAAAAAATATTTCCATTCCGTCGCGGCGAGGGCTGGGGCAATACGCCATTGAATAATTTGTTTCTTGTGTTAGTTTGAATCCATTTTTTTCTGTTTTACATAGAAGAACAAAATCGCCGGTATCGCTGTCTTCATCCCTGTTGTAATACATAATTCCTCCGTGATGTAAATAATTTCCGCCGCACGCAGGGCAGTCAAGGCCGTCGAAGGCAAATTGGGTGCCTGAAATCGGTAATTTCAAGAGTCTGAGCTGAAAGCCTTGCAACCTTAGCCAAAGTCGCTATGGTGCGCAAGCCCCACGCCGAAAACGTGCATCCCATCTCGGTTTTGTTTACGCCCGAGCAGGTGAAGTGGCTGGATTCCCGCCGCACCGCTGGCCTGTCCCGTAGCGCTGTCATACGTCTTGTTGTCGAAGAGGCCATGAGGCTGCACAGCCGTGGTCTACTGCCCGCTACCGGACGCCGCGAACCATGAGCATCCTTGACGCAGCACGCGGCAGGTGGCCAGACCTGCTGCAACAGCTTGCTGGCCTGACGCCAGAGCAGCTCACCGATAAGCATCAACCGTGCCCGCTTTGTGGAGGCCGCGACCGCTACCGCTTTGATGACCAAGATGGCTCCGGCTCATGGTTCTGCAACAAGTGTGGTGGCAAAGCCTGCACTGGCGGTGGCGGCAATGGCATGGACCTGCTGATGCGCCGCACTGGCTGGGATTTTGCCGAAGCCGCAAAGCGCATTGAACAGCACCTGACCGTGATACCAGCACCTCCGACCGATGGCGCTGAGCATGTCTGGCGGTACACCGATACCTTTTATGTATGCCGTTTTGCCGGCAAGCGGATCCGTCCGCTGTGGTGGGATGGCGATGCATGGCGATGGAAGGCACCACCAACACCACGTCCGTTGTACTGGGCGCGGCGTGATAGCAACCTGCCGCTGCTGATCGTTGAAGGCGAAAAGACTGCTGATGCAGCCGCTGCATTGCTGCCGCGTCATGCAGTTGCTACGTGGCCATCTGGCTGCAAAGCCATTGACAAAGCCGATTGGTCATCAGTGGCCGGTCGCCGTTGCGTGTTATGGCCTGATGCGGATATGCCAGGCCATGAAGCGATGGCAAAACTCGCGCCGCGCTTGCTGCAAGCAGGTGCCACGCAGGTGCGCATTGTGCATCCGCCGGAAGATGTGCCCGAAGGCTGGGATCTCGCTGATGCGGATTGGTCACCGGCGCAGGCAGCAGCGCATCTCATGTCCAACCGCTCGGCTCCGGTTGAGTTGCCGGAACCAGAGCCGCTTCTAGCGGAGCCATTGCCGGAGCCAGATCCGATCCCGCAGGCAGATAGCTGCTTCACCTGCCTTGGCTTTGACAATGACTCCTTCTATTACCAACCGCACAGCACTGGGCAGGTAACCCGCTTGTCACGCAGTAGTCACACCGGAACCAATTTGGTGTCATTGGCGCCGTTGTCCTACTGGGAAACGCTGTACCCATCCAAAACCGGCGTCAACTGGACCGCGGCAGCCAGCAGCTTGTTTGAACGCCAGTCGCAGGTAGGTGTCTACAGCCCAGACCGCATTCGTGGCCGCGGCGCATGGTGGGATAAACGTGTCAGCGTCCTGCATCTTGGTGACCGTCTTGTGGTTGACGGTGCTGGCCGCGATGTCAGCGCTGGCGTGCCCGGTAGCAGCTACCTATATCAACGCCTTGCCAAGCTCCGTGGTCCCGGCAGTGCCAAACCATTAAGCGATGCCGAAGCATTTTTGCTGGCAGAGCTTGCCGAAAGATTTCACTGGGAAGTGCCGGCATCTGGTCTGCTGCTGGCTGGCTGGGTAGCACTGGCACCGATCTGCGGTGCGCTCGACTGGCGACCACATGCATGGCTCACCGCAGGAGCTGGCTCTGGCAAGTCTGCCATTCTTGACCGCTACATCTCGCCGCTGCTAGGCGACATGGGCTTAGTCGTGGCAGGTAACACCACAGAACCCGGCATCCGTCAAGCTCTGCGCGCTGATGCGTTGCCCGTGGTCTTTGACGAAGCCGAATCCAACGAGCGTACAGACCAGCAGCGGATGCAAGCCATTCTTGGCCTAGCACGGGTGGCGTCGAGCGAGTCCAAAGCACACACGCTTAAGGGCAGCCCTGAAGGCGATACGCAGCGCTACACCATCAGGTCGATGTTTCTCATGTCGTCGATTGCCACCGCTTTGAAGCAAGGCGCCGACAAGTCACGCTTTGCGCAGCTCACATTGCGCAATCCAAATGAGATGCCCAAAGATCAACGCATCGCCCATTGGGAGGCATTAGACCGTGACCTTGACCGTTATGTCACGGAAGCCATCGGCCAACAATTGCAGGCGCGAACCATTGCATTGATTCCTGTAATCAGAGAAAGCGTGCGCATCTTTACACGCGCAGCAGCAGAGTCATTTGATAGCCAACGACTTGGCGATCAATACGGCACGTTGTTAGCCGGCGCATGGTCATTGCAGTCCAGTGAAGTTGTCACACGCGATCAAGCATGGCAACTAATTGAGCAGAACAACTGGGAACCTTACTCGCAATCCATTGAAATACCAGATGAAAAGCGATGCCTGCAACGCATCTTGCAACATCAACTTCGCGTTGAAGGCGATAAAACTGTCACCCGAACCATTGGCGAACTTGTAGACATTGCGCTGCATCACGCCAATGACATGACGGTCACCGCAGACCTCGCAGCAGCCACCCTTGGCCGCAATGGCATCAAGGCCGAGCAGGGCTGCATCTGCGTATCGAACACCGCAAATGCCATCGCCGGCATCCTGTCCGACACGCCGTGGAGCAACTGTTGGCCGACCGTACTGGCGCGTTTGCCCGGTGCGCAGAAAACCGGCACGATCTGGTTCAAAGGTTCAGGCGGTAACAGTAGAGCCACCCAAATACCGCTTGAAGCGGCTTGACCGTTAGGCACCGTTCGGCTGAGATCGCCTGCAAACACTGGAACCTAACGGTCCTAACGCTCCTAACGGTTTTTAGGAAGAGCCCCCCTATAAGAGAGAAGGTGAGTAGGTGGTGTGCCGTTCCTTATGTATGTATATGTTTTTTAGCGTTAGGAGTGTTAGGATAGGGAGAGATGCCAGTGGTGGCGGGCGATTTCCGCCGAACGCCCACCGTTAGGCGACCGTTCGGACCGTTATGAAGGAAATCAAAGTCCGCTTCACGCCTGCTGACCTTGCAGTGCTGGACCACCACGCCGCACTGGCGGGCATCAGCCGCAGCGAACTGATCCGGTCGCGGGCGCTTGTTGCAAACTGTGACGCAGGACTCAGCGTTGCCGGCTACCACCGGCTAGTGTCCGAAGCGCTTACCTGCATGCGTGGTGACATCCCGCGTCGCATGGTGGAGCACATCGTCGCGTTTGTTATCACATGGATCGCATCATCATCAGCGTCAAACAAACTCCCGTCATCAACCGACTGCACGACTGCATGACACAAGCGCTTGCATACGCCGCGGCCATCCGCGACAATGCACAAGATGACCAGCAGCCAATACCGGCTGAACTGGTCAGCTCGTTTGAAGCCGACTATCACCGGCTCATTTCCATCCTTACCGAAGCCGCCTCATGAAACTCATCACAACGCAGGCTGACCTCAGTCATGCCTTGCGCACTATTGCACCAGCGATAGGCGTGCGCAGCTCACATCCGATCCTTGACTGTTGCCTCATCACCGCCGACGGTGGCGCCATGACCGTGACCGGCTTCAACTTGGAGCTAGGCATCACCGTGCGTGTGCCTGCTGCTGTTGATACCGCTGGCGCCGTTGCATTGCCGTATCGCTTGCTGGCTGGTCTAGTCAGCCGCATGGACGATGGCGAGCCTGTAACGCTGTCAGATGGCTCTGTAAGCGCCGCCAGTGGCTCTTATGGGCTTGCCGCGTGTGACGCAGCCGATTACCCCGCTCTGCCCGTTGTAGAGGCTCCTAGCGCCGAGTTGGACCTGAGCGCCGGTGTGCGCGCCTGCATGGCAGCCGTCAGCACCGATGCCAATAAGCAGATCTTGCAAGGCATCCACCTAGCAGCAGGCGTCATGGAGTCAACCGATGGTCATAGACTCATGCGCGTGCCGGTAGAGCTGCCAGATGGCATCGACCTCGTGCTACCGGCCACCACAATGAAGCTGCTGCAGGATCGCAGCGTCACGGTTGCGACCGCTAGCGGTCAAGCAGTCATTGACGCCGGTGATGGCATCACCATCTACAGCCGCATCTTTGACGGCAAGTACCCCGACGTGGCCGCATTGGTGCCTGCCAGCTTTGAGCACACCATGATCCTTGACCGGCACCGCTTTGCTCGTGCGCTAGAGCGTGTGGCGCTGATCGGTGACATTGCCAAGCTGACCGCCGGCAAGCATCTGGTTATCACCGCCGAAGCTGATGCCAACAACGGCACTGAAACCATCCCCTACGACGGCAGCGCCAAAGGCCACTGGGGCTTCAACGTGCATTACCTGCTGGATGGCCTGAAAGCTATGCGTGACTCCGAAACGGTTACACTGTCCGCCAATGCGCAGACCGCTCCAGTGGTGTTGACGCCCACTAGCATGGATATGACATACTTAGTTATGCCAGTGCAAATCCGTAACTGATACCAATGGCGCGCAAGTGCAACAATACCGAGTCAGACCAGCGTGTAAATGCTGTGTACAGCTTGCTATTGCGTGCACATAGTAGAAGGCAAATTATACAATTTGCGTCAGAAAACTGGGGGGTTGGTGAGCGTCAAGCTGATGCTTACATCGCTCGTGCTCGCCAACTCCTTGCGCTAGATGCGGAGCTTGCGCGCCCGCAATGGCTTGAGGCTGCTCTTGCGCGGTTGCAAGAATATGAGCGCCGAGCGGCAGACAACAACCAGCTCGGTACGGCACTGATGGCGCTTGATAAGCAGGCGCGGTTGCTTCGGTTTGAGATGTCGTGAGCCTCGTTACCGGCATCTGCGAGCCGCAGCCGTTGCTGGCGTTCATGCAGCAGCCGACGCATGAAGATACGGGCGAGCTAATCGAACGCATCCGTGCTGACCTGCACCCCGGCCAGCTCGAGTTTGTGGATGACAGCAGCACGCAAATTCTTGGCATCAGCGCCGGCTATGGCGCGGGCAAGACACGGGCACTATGCGCTAAGGCTGTGATGCTGGCCGCGGCCAATCAAGGTTTCATCGGCGCGGTGATGGAGCCGACTGGACCGTTAATCCGTGACATCTGGCAGACGGACTTCGAGGCATTCCTTGAGGCATATGACATTCCGTACACGTTCCGCGCTAGCCCACTGCCGGAGTACATGTTGCATTTGCCAGGCGGTGATACCAAGATCCTGTGCCGCAGCTTTGAGAACTGGTCACGCATTATCGGCTTGAACCTTGCATGGGTGTTGGCGGACGAGATCGACACTGTGACGCCAAGCATTGCCAATAAGGCATTCCCGAAAATCCTTGGTCGCTTGCGCAGTGGTAATGTGCGGCAGTTTGGCGCGGCATCCACGCCGGAAGGGTTCCGGTTCATGTACCAAACCTTTGCAAGCGAAGAAGCCAAGCAACGTCCAGACCGCAAACTCATCAAGATGCGCACGCAGGACAATCCGCACCTGCCGCCGGATTTCATCGAGCGGCTCGAGGCGAACTACGATCCTGGGCTGTTGCTTGCTTATTTGCAGGGAGAGTTTACGAATCTCACCACTGGGCAGGTGTATGACAGGTTTGACCGGGCTAAGCACGTTATCACCGAACTGCCGGATCTCGACCGCGAGCCGCTGCGCGTGGGCTTCGACTTCAACGTGGGCATGATGTCCGCCGCCATCGCCATCCGTCAGGGCAACAGCCTGCTCGTGATTGATGAGATCAGCGACGCCCACGACACCGATGCCATTGGCCAGGAACTGGTGCGGCGTTACCCGGATCGACGCATCTACGGTTACCCAGATGCCAGCGGCGGCAACCGGAGCACCAATGCAAGCCAGACTGACATCCAGATCCTTGAAAGCTATGGCATCAGCAATCAGTCACCAAAGGCCAATCCTCCCGTCCGTGACCGGGTGGCTGCTGTTCAAGCTCTACTGGAGAACGGCAAAGGCCAGGTGAGGCTACAGATCCATGCAAGCTGCAAGCGGCTGATCGAATGCCTAGAGCTGCAGTCCTATAGCGAAAAAGGCGATCCCGACAAGGATGGCGGCCATGACCACATGAACGACGCACTGGGTTATCTGGTCTGGCGTGAGTTCAACCCGCTGCACGCCGGCGCTGGCCGCGGCACGGGTGTCAGGCTCTACTAGGGTTGACCACGGCGGCATCAGGCGCTACCATGCGCGTGTCCTACCGGATTCCAACCATGATCAACAACCCTTGGATCAACCGCGCAGCCGCTATCGTGCTGCTGCTGTGCGTTTACATCGCCGGCGTTGACGCAGGCCGCGAACGTGCTGCTGAAGCACATCAGAATCAGCCCGCGTGCCAGCGCCTAAACTGACGGCATTGTCGGCATTGGTGCGCTGTGTATAGCGGTTACAACTTCTATGACAGGCCGCTGGCAGAGCGCACCGTCACCAAAGTCAACGACCCCAACACCAGTTGG